GCCCGCCCCCCGCCGAGCACGCCTCTGACGGCAGCCTGTCTAAGTGGGCCCCGTCGTGGGACTACCTCGGGTTCCCGTGGGACGCCCCGTCGCTGGCCTGGAAGGTGGCCACGTCCTTCGGCAAGCCGGTATGGGCTCACATCTGCCCGACGAAGGCGGCCTACGACCAGGGCCTCCAGAACGGGGCCGTGGGCTGCATGGTGTCAGGAGTGGCTGACGTCCTGAAGACGCTACTCGTGTAGGAGAAGGCCCCGCCCAGATAGGCGGGGCCTTCTCGTATCACTGAGGCTCGGTGACGGATCTCCAGATCCCTAGGGCGCCCTGGGCAGGCACGACGCCGTTCCCGAGTAGGCGACGCTCCGCCGACACCCTGAGCCCGTGGCCAGTGACCCAGCCATCGGGCAGGAGCATCATTCTCTCCATCTCCAGAGTAGCCTTCGAGGGGTCGGGACATCCCAGGGCCTGGTACAGGGACTGACCGTGCCCGTTGCCGTTCCCGTGCTTGGCACGCTGAGCGTCTCGCCAGGACTCCCAGGACTCGGGAGAGTGCCCCCACCCCATGTCTACTACGGTAGGAGTGGGGAGCAGTCCCTCTGGCCTCTCCTGGACGGTCTCCGGCCTGACTGCGCCGGACAGCAGGCTCTCCCCGCCACCTCGGACCGCGGTCAGAAACACCCGTGCCCGACGATGAGGTGCTCCAACCTCCCAGGCCTCAGCACGGCCCCACCTGACGGTAAAGCCGTAGCGGGCAAGCCCCGCGTCAATATCCTCCCGGTACTTCCGGGCCTGGGGGACGTTCTCGATGACCAGGGCCTCGGCCCCACTCAGGTGCCCGATCTCGGCGCACCTGAAGAACAAGCCGCTGCGACTCCCCCGCAGACCTGCACCGTGCCCGGCCCTCGACAGGTCCTGGCACGGGAACCCGAAGGTGACTACGTCGACTTGAACGCGGTCTAGCATCGGGTCGTGGACGTCCTTGAACTGCTCGGCCTTAGGCCAGTGCTGAGCCAGGACCTTTCTGGCAGGGCCGTAGTTGTCGCACACAGCTACCAGATCAGTTGGCTGGCCTGGCAGAGCCTTGCTAAGGGCCAGTTCCAGGCCCCCATACCCAGAGCATAGTGACAGAACTCTCATGATTCCTAGCCGGTGGTGGTGGTGGTGGTGGTGGTGGTGTCAGGAGTAGAGCTCCCAGGACGATGCGTTGCCGTCCCGGGCCTCGAACGTGAGGATGGCCGGCTTAGTCGAGTCGCCGGACACGTTCGTCCACCAGTCAGAGCCGCGGTCTGCCGACGGGCAGGAGATGATCCAGCGAGCGTCGCCGACCTGCCGCACGCCGAAGTTGTGCCAGTGCCCGTGCACCAGGATCCTCGCGTCGTAGAGGCCGCTACGGCGGCCGAACGCGAGGTCCCTGAACCAGTTGGGCACCTTGCTCTGCGAGCCTGCCAGATGGCCGTGGGTGAAGCCGATGCGGGTCCCGTCGGCGGCGTCCACGGTGACGGCCTCCTCCCACCTCTCGGGGCGGAAGAACTCCACGTGCTCGAAGCCCTCGCGGTCCTCGAGGATGTCCTCGATGTTCTTCGAGATCATGATCCCGAAGTCATCCTCGGGGGCGTTGGCGCGGCTGTTCTTGCCCAGGCCAGTCCTCACGGCGCAGTGGTTGGACGGAACGGCCACGTAGTAGAGGGAGGAGCACAGCGGTGCGAGGGTGCGCACAGCCTCGGCATAGAGCCTCTGCACGGTGCGGATCTGGTCGGTAAGGCTGAGGTCGTTGGTCTGCGCCTGGCTGGCCACGTTCCAGAATCCCTCGGTGGAGTCCCCGACGTCGGCGATGATGATGCGCTTGTAGAGGTCCCGGAAGAGGATGTCGTCGGCGATGTCCTTGATCGCCCGGCGCACGAGTCGGACCGTGTCCTCGGTGCCCCCGCCACTTTGGGTTTTGCCCACCTGAAAATCCGCCAAACACACGACTAACGTGTCATCCTCATGGATCGCCGGGGCGGGCTTAGGCAGCAGAGGCTCCCGGAAGACTGACTCAAGATCCTCGTAGGAGAGGCGCTTGGCCTCCTCCATCTCCAGGGTGCCCGGGCGGTACTCGATCTTCTCGTATGAGCCGTCGGCCAGGCGGACCGTCTTGCCGCGCTTCGTGATGGCGCCGACAGGGAGGTCGAAGAACGCGTCCCGGTCGAGCTCGTCACGGCCTTTGCGCTTCAGGGCGCGCCGACGGCGGCGCACTGTGGCCTCCGAGGTATTGAACTCCTCGGCCAGGTCGATGTTGGTCTTCCGTTCGCGCTCAGGTAGCGCGTCGTTGGCGATGATCGCCTCTTCCAGCGGGCTCATGGGTCTCCAATCTAGGGATTTGCTGGGAGTACTAAGGTCAGTCTAGACCTGTCCCCACCCCTTTCCACAAATCGGACGCGGAATTGAAATCTAAGTGATGTCTATCACATTAGTATTTCTGGGAGCGGATTGCCCTGCGAGAGGTTCCTGGTTACCTTGGAATAGTCCACCCACTACTGAGGAGCTATCCAATGACATCCCTCTCTACCAATCACCTCGCCTTCCCCGGCAACTTCAACCCGCTCACCGAGCGACGAGTCTCTGCCCAATCGTGGGCCAACGCCCTCCGTCCCTACTTCCAATACGTGCACGCCGGGGAGCAGGACGGCGTCGCCACGGCCGTTGCAGAGAACGGGGGAGACCTCGTCCTGACTCTCACCGAGTCAGACGAGCTCCGCGGACACTGGCCGCTGTGGACCCTGGAGGTCTACTCGCGCAGTAACGGCGTCGAGTACGGCTACGAGGTCGGCAACCTCCAGGACGTGCTAGTCTCTCTCCTGCACGAGCTCTGACCCTCGGTCTCCCTTAGAGAGTCGGCTCACACACTGGCAAGGACGCCACCAGAAACCCCCGGATTGACTACCCGGGGGTTTTCTGTTGCCTAGATCACCCCGCTTGAAAGTTGTGAGTACTTCCCGCGGCAACTCACAAAATGTAGACTGTACCCATCACCCGGAGGCGGCGGATGCCGCCCCAGATAGGAGCAGTCATGAGCATCATGGACCTGGAGAAGGTCGTGAGTCGGGCCAGGAAGGCCCCCCAAGGCTCACACACGCCCTGCGGCCCGATCACTTGGGTCTGGGGCAAGGAGGACCTGAAAGGTCTCGTCAAGGCGATCCACGCCTCGCAGAAGGTCGTCATGGACCTGGAGACCACCGGCCTGGACGAGTACGCAGAGGCCGGCGGCGACACCAACGGCGGCTACCCGGCCCGCATTGTCCTGGCCTCCCTCACCCTCCCGAACGCGGATCGCGCCGCGGCCGGCGCCTACGACTGGCGCACCTTCGACGGCGAGCAGCCGATGACCTACCTCGTGCCCCTCTCACACCCGGCCAGCCCACTTCTCGGCGCGTGGCGGAAGGTCATGGCGATCATTGGCCGCGAGATCAACCGCAGCGGCAAGCCCTTCGTCAACGCGAACATCAAGTTCGACGCTAGGTGGGTCTTCGCCCAGGCAGGAGTGGACCTGTCCGACCGCATCGAGTGGGACACGACCGTCTCATCTCAGTTGGTGGATACCGAGGCCCGCACCCGCCTGAAGATCCGCGCCGCGCGCGACTTCGGCATCGAGGAGTGGGACGACTTCGACCTCGGCACCCCCGGCGCCGCCGAGCGCGTCGACCTGATCCAGCTCGGCGAGTACGCGGCGCGTGACACCTATTACACCTGGAAGATCGAGGAGGAGCACCGCGACCAGATGTTCCTCACCGGGGACGAGGAGCCCCTCGACTCCGACGACATCCAGATGGCCCGCCTCGGCAAGGTCGCCACCTACGTCGCCATGCCGACCGTGAGGACCCTCACAAAGGTCGAGCAGCGCGGCTTCCTTCTCGATGTGGACTGGGTCCACGCCAAGATCGAGGAGATGGACGCCATGCGCCTGAAGGCCTGCGAGGACATCCTCGGCCTGTACGGGACCGAGCCGGCCCCTGCGCCGGCGAAGGACGGCGTCACCACGGCCGCGACGTCGAAGTGGTTCCAGGGCTTCGTGGCTCAGGCCATCGAGGCCGGAGACCTGCGCGTGACGGCGCGCACGGACTCCGGCAACGCCCAGTGGAACAAGGCGGTCCTCATCGCCCAGCAGCGCCAGGGCAGCCCCGCCGCTGACGCGCTGCTGCGCCACCGCGACGCTACGAAGACGCTGGAGTTCCTGCGCTCCTGGCTGGAGCTCCGCGATCCTAACAACGTGATCCACGCCACCTACAACGTGGGATTTGTGAAAACGGGAAGATTAAGCTGCTCTTCTCCCAATCTCCAGCAGTGCGCTTCGTCACTAAAGCCGGCCTTCATCCCCCGGCCCGGGCACGTCCTGCTCGACCTCGACTACAGCCAGGTCGAGCTGCGCGTGGCGGCGTTCATCTCCCGCTCGCAGCCGATGATCGAGGCATTCCAGAGAGGTGACGATCTTCACAGGCTCCTCGCCGCGAAGATCGCCGGCAAGGCTCCGGAGGACGTGACCAGCCTGGAGCGCAAGCGGGCGAAGGCAGGCAACTTCGGCCTCCTCTACGGAATGAGCCCCGGGGGATTCCAGTCCTACGCCGCTACCGCCTATGACGTTTCTCTCACTCTGGCCGAGGCGCAGGCCGTTCACAGCGCGTTCTTCGAGATGTGGGACGGCATGCGCCAGTGGCACGAGCGCTCCAAGCGTCGGGCCTACGAGCGCGGCTACGTGACGTCCCCCATAGGCCGCACGCAGTGGCTGAGCGACCTCTACTCGAAGAGCTCGTTCAAGGCCTCCCACGCCGAGCGCAACGCCCTGAACAGCCCTGTGCAGGGCTTCGGCTCGGACCTCATGCAGATGGCCGCTGCGTCGATCATGGGCACGCTTCCCGGCTACCCGCTCCCCCGCGTAGAGGGCGCGCACGTCGTTGCCACCGTCCACGACGAGATCTGCATCGAGGTCCCGGAGGATCGCTGGCAGGAGATCCTGGTCGAGTGCAAGCGCCGGATGGAGGATGTGAACACGTTCCTGCGACCGCTTGACTGCCAGATGGACGTGCCGATCGTGGCCGGCCCGTCGGCCGGCACTCGCTGGGGAGTCCACGACCTGCACGACGAGGACGACCCGCTCCCGCAGATCTGATACCTAACTCACACTCCTGAGACATGCGTCTCAAATCTTCAAAACCGGGAATACGTTGGAAACACTGGCAAAACTGCCTATTCCCAAATCCAGCAGAGATCTACACCACACTTTAGGAGACACCATGCGCAACGCACTTCGCACCTACCCCGCCCGCCCGGCCACCTTCCAGGGCCGTCCCGCCGTCCAGATCCGGGACCCGAAGAACGAGATCGAGTACTGGGTGGAGATCACTGAGGAGCCTGACTCCGCCGGCCGCTACCACGCCGTGAACCTCCTGTGCCGCCCTGACGAGGGCGTCCGCTTCCCAGACAGCGTTCCCCACCGGACCCTCTGCGAAATCGCCGCAAACGTCCTCCAGAGGCGCGAGGAGCCCGCCCGCGGGGGGAACCGCTACAAGGGCCCCGACGTCGAGGATCTGCGCGCCTGGATCGAGCAGGGCAAGACCCGCACCGACATCGCCAAGGACCTGGGCAAGAGCATCTACACCGTCGACTCCTGGCTGAGGCGAGCACGCCGCATCGACCCGGACTTCCCCGGCACGATCACGAAGACCGGCAAGCGCCGCCCTCCCCGCAACAAGGAGCGCAGCTCCGAGGCGAAGGCGCGAGCCCGCGAACGGATGCTGAAGGACATCTGAGACCCCGTCACGAAGGGCCTCTCCCAGCTCGGGAGA